AAGGGTCGGAATACGAGCAGCTGAACAAAGAGCAGCTCTTCGGTGTCGATTGGACCGGCAACGTTGGTTACGGGTACTGGCAGTTTGCCGTTCTCATGACGCACACGTCCGCCTGATCGTAACTGCAAAACGGGTTCCCCGGCAGAGCTGGGGAGCCTTTCCAGGCTGAATGGTCGCATTCAGCCCGGCAAGGTTAGACCCGAAAGGAAACCACATGAAATACAAAGTTGTTGGTGGCGCCGCACAGGTCGGTGCCGATATCCCGCTCTACTTGTCGAAAGAACAGGCGGCAGCGCGCGAAAGCCAAATCGAAAAGCGCGGGAACTTCTTTCACGCCCTTTCTGTCATCCAGTTCAAGGCGGGCGAAGAAATCAACATCGCGTGCGCTGAAGGCAAGATCCCTGGCAGCCTGATGTCACGGCTTGAGCCGCTCGGCGACAAGCGCAAAGCTCGCTCGAAGCCGAAAACCAAGGTTGACTGATCGTGCCCGTCGAAACCGCCGCGGATCGGGCGTCGATGTTCAATCCGGATGAATTCGGGGTGACTGCTCAATACGTCCTTCAGGGTGGATCGCCCGAAGACGTTGACGGGCAGTTCCTCAATGAAGACGAGGTCATGCCTTTCGGTGAGGTGGGCCTCAGTTCGGCGTCGCCGGAATTTCATTGTGCAGCTGCTGACTTGCCGGCCGGTGCCGATGAGGGCGACACGCTCATCCTTCCGGCAGGCTCCTACAGTGTTGCTGCACCGATCCGGCGCGACGGCGAGGGTATGGCCGTACTGACACTGAGTGAAAGCTGATGCCTCACGTTCGAAGTCAGATTGTCGCCGCAGGTGCGGCCCGTATCACTGGCCTGCCGGCAAGTGGCAACAATGTTTTCGTGCAGCGGAAATATCCAGCTGGGCGGAACCGGCTTCCGGCATTGCTGGTCTATCGTGGCGGCGAAGCCAGTCAGCCTTCCGAAATGGGTGCCAGTCCGCGTGAAACTGAGCGAACCTTTGACTGGCATATCGAGGCAATCGCAGAGGGTGATGACGCCGAGGATATCCTTGACGACATTCTTGCCGTCAGCGTCGAAGCCGCGATCGCAGCAGATAGGACGCTCGGCGGGATCGCCCGCGAAACCATGCTGGTCTCAACCGAGCCGGGGCCTGCGAGTGACCGGCAGGGCGAAAAAGCGATTGCAACACTGCGGATGACCTTCCGCAGTTTCTATCTCACCACGGACTTAGATCCGACGACGGCAACTTAGCTGTCTGGGCGGCCGCCTTCGGGCGGCTTTTTCATGTCTAAACAGGAGACACGGCCATGACGACCATTCACGGCAACGAAGGTTATGTCAGCGTCAACAGTAATGAGTTGAAGGTGAAAAGCTTTCAGCTAACGATCAATGCGCCGGTTACGCCGGACACGGAAATCGGTGATGAGTGGGACACCAATATCGCCGGTGCTCCAAAGAACTGGCGTGTAACGCTGACCCTGTCGAAAAAGACCGGATCGGTAGCGCAGAATGATCTGGTCGAGGGAACCCAGATCGCGGTTGGCCTGTATTCTGCCGGTAACGGTTCCGGTCAGACCTATCACAGCGGTAACGCCCGCGTGGAAACCGTCGACCAGTCGCAGGACCCGACAAACCCCGTTGGCCTCACGGTTACGGCGGTCGGCAACGGCGCCCTTGCCAGAGCGACTGTCTAAGTCGTCATTTTCCCTCACGCATCTGAAAGGGTAATCCCATGGCGGATCTTTCCATTACGCCGGCCAATGTTATTTCCGGCGCCGGTTCCATCATCGACCGCGGCACCGGCGGTGCTGCCATCACGGCTGGTCAGCCCGTCTACAAGGACAGCGCTGACGATAAATACAAGCTGAGCGATTGCGACAGCGCGACCGAGGCGACCCGTCAGTGCGACGGCATCGCCTTGAACGGCTGCGCTGATGGCCAGCCGCTTGCAGTACACAAGTCTGGTCCTCTGACCGTTGGTGCGGTTCTCACTGCTGGACAGGCCTATTACCTGTCGGCAACGCCTGGCGGGATCGCACCTTATGCGGATCTCGGCAGCGGCGATTATCCGGTGCTGCTTGGTATCGCGTCGTCGGACAGCGTGCTCAAGGTGGCGATCACAGCCGCCGGCGTCGCTCTTTAAACAGAAATCGGGAAACTTCCATGAGTGTTATTGAGAGTGCTAAGGCGCATCTGACGCGGCTTGGCCGCAAGCGCATCGAGGTGCCGGAATGGGGGCCGAAGGGTGCCCCGTTTCTTGTCTATGCAACGCCGATGACCGTCGGCGAGCGCGAGAAAATCCGGCAGATCGGAAACGCCGGAAGTCCGGAAATGTTCGTCGATGTCCTGATCAACAAGGCGACGGACAAGGAAGGTCAGAAGCTATTCACAATCGACGACCGCTTTGACCTCACAAACAAGGTCGACGGCAGTGTCGTATCTCGGGTGGCGCTCGAAATTCTTGCAGGTCTGTCCGATGAGGACCTGGAAAAAAACTTAGAAGCGGCCGGCGACTGACGATCTTCGCGCTGGCCGACAGGCTGAAAATGACAGTCTCGGAAATCGAGGCGATGCCGGATCAGGAATTCCGCGAATGGGTGATTTACCTGACGCGGATCAAACCAGAGCTTGAGCAAACCCAGTCATGACGATTCCTCCTCTCGCGTTCGATATCAAGGGCCGCGACGCGTCCGGTTCTGCGTTCCGTTCTGTTCGGCAGAACGTTCGGGAAACCCGGCAGGTCGTTGGCCGTCTGGACACGGATGTCCGCCGGGCGTCAGCGTCCATTATGGGCATCGGTAAGGCTGCTCTGATCGGGGTGACGGGCCTTGCCAGCTTTTCGGCGGCCATCGGCAAGATGAAAGATGGCCTTGAGCAATTTGACCGGATTGCGAAGGTCGCCCGGCAGAATGGTCTGGACGGCGAATTTTATCAGACTCTTGCGTTTCAGGCCGGTGAAGCGTCCGTCGATATCGGGGTACTGGATAACGCGCTGCGCAAGTTCACTGTGGGCATCGGTGAAGCCAAAAACGGCGCAGGCTCGCTCTACACCGAATTGAAGCGCATAGATCCGGCAATGCTGGATTTGATCCTGAAGGCGGAAACGGCTGAGCAGCGTTTGAGGCTCTATTCCGATGCCGTGTCCAATGCGGCAACGGCCGAAGATCGCGCTGCCCTGGTCAAGGCGGCGTTCGGTCAGCGAGGGGCGGACCTGGTGCGTGTCCTTGAACTCGGTTCGCTTGGAATGGATCAGGCTGCCGAGAAAGCGCGGAAGCTCGGCAACATCATCGAGACTGATGTGCTGGATCAAGCCGAGGAAATGCAAAACAGGCTCGGCAACGCCGCCGATGTGCTGGACAAGCAGCTGAATGCCGCTTTGGTCGAAGCGTCGCCGCTCATGATCAATTTCTATGAGAATATGGCGACCGTGGTGAAAGTCTCGCGTGAATGGGCAACGGCCCTGGACAAGATTCCAGACAAGCTCGCGAGCATTGGAAATTCGTCCGTATTTGCCGAACTCAATGACATGTTGCGTTCTGCCGGTCTGTTGGACGAATCCCTTTTTGAGAACCTTCAAAATCAGCGGAACGATGCTGGTGCGTCGAAATTCAAGACCGGTGAGACGTTCGGGGGCGGCAGCCAGGTTGCGGGTAGGCCGGAAAGTCGGATCGGCGACGCATTTTCTGCCTTCGGATCTGCGAACGACAATGCTGCACCCGCCTATGATGCATCGCAGTGGAACACGCTTTTTACTGCGCTTGAGGCGGAAAAGAAGGTTCTCAACGATGTGGCGAGTGCGGGCAGGGCAAACAACGATGTGCGGCGAGCATCGGCGTCCGTTATGGGTGATGCATCCGGCGCCGCCCTCGATCTGACACAGAACCTTTCGACCGCTTCCGAGCAAGGTCAGCGATTTAGCAACGTGCTGATGACCGGCTTCAGCGCGCTGACCGGTCTGATCGATACGGGAAACGCGTCTCTGGACCGGTTCCTGCAGACGATGATCGAAACCACACTTCAGGCGACTCTTCTGGGGCAAACATCCTTCGGCGGCGGCAAGGGCGGCGGCAACATCCTGACGTCGGTCCTTGGTTCTTTTTTCGGCGGTTTCCGTGCAGGTGGTGGCGATGTTGACGCAGGCATGGCCTACGTCGTTGGTGAGGCAGGCCGGGAAGTGTTCATCCCTGATCAGCCTGGCCAGATCGTTTCAAACGACAACCTGAAACGGATTGCCGGTACCAGTCAGAAAAGCGGACCTGTCGCGTACATCTCTCAGACGTTCCCAATAACAGGGGCGATCAGTAGCGAAGACGTGCGCAGGATGGTTCGGCAAGGCAGCGCGCAGGCGGTCGAAGAGGTCAAGGCCCGTCTGCCTGGGTGGCAAATGCGGCAGCAGGCAGACGGGGGCTGAATTGGCGACTTACTACGATTGGCCGGCGGCCGTGAAACTGAATGGCGTAGTGGTCTGGTCGTCCGGTGCGTTTGAGCAAGGGCGTCTGTCCTTCGCCGAGGTTGATAACACCTATCGCGTGCCTGGCGGGCGGATCATGGCCAAGGCCACCTTTGCCAAGATCGGCCCGGAAACGCTGAACTGGTATCACTGGCTCTGCGGCGTTCTGAAAGGGAACATTTTCCGGCTTCCTCTTGACAAAAGCGGGCAGGTCGCGACATCGGCCGCCATGACGGCTGCAGCCGCCACCTACGCAACTGGTATTCCGTTTTCCAACAATCTGCCGTTCTCGACAGGGTACGGATTTCAGTTTCAGCCGACCGCCGACGTTGTCTCGACAGTTCTTGAGGGTGAAACAACGGTGACCCTGGACCTTGTGCGCTGGCCTGGTGTTTTGACGCTCGGCAAGCTGTTTGGGCTCGGTTATGGCGTCTATCACGTGCAAGAAATCGAGTACGAAGGCACGGTTGCGACCATTACTTTTGACCCGCCGGTGCGTCGCGACATTCTCGCTGGCGAGCTGGCGGAATTGCGGCCGACCCTGTTTTGCAAGGCGACCAATCCAGACGCATTCATCGAGGCGGTCCAATATGCCCGGATCGCATCACCGGGATCTCTGACTTTGCGCGAGGTCGTCGATGCAAACTTATTATGACGCGATCGACGCACAGCTAAATGCGACGGCGGGTGGGGACCGGCAGATACAGACGGCGGATGCAGTCTATTTCGATATTCTGGATACGCCGGTCAGGCTGTGGGCTGGTATCGGGTCAATGATCACGCCTGACGGCCAGCGCTGGCACGGTTTCATGGGGGCCGATGAAAACGGCGGGGTGCAGAGCCTTTTCCACATCGAGCCGCTGGGAGACGTGCGCGACGGTGCGGCGCCGCTTTACGAGATGTCGTTGCACTTTCTGGATGAGGCGACGTTTCTGGAACTGCGCGACATGGCGGCTGCCAAGGTGAAGGGTCGGGACGTGCTCTTTTATTCCGTCCTTCTGCCGAAGAACGGCACACGCGCATTGACGCCGCCGGGGGATGCGCACCGCCTGCGCATGCTGGACACACGCTTTTCAGTCAGCCGGCCGATGGGGCAGGGCGGTGAAACTCAGATCCATCGCACGATTACCGTCCTGGCCAAGAACCTGAACCAAGGCCGGTCGCTGACGCATTTCGGCGTGATGTCCGACACCGTCCAGAGGGCGCGGTCCAAGCAGCTGTTCGACATCGACGGCGATGATTACTGCCAGTTCACCGGCAAATACGCCAACGGCTACACCATTCAGATATTCTGACCGGCCAACCGGATCTCATCACATGAACCAACTGGAAATTGCGATTTCCGCCACGCTGCAAAGCTGGCGGCAAGACCCTTTTACGTGGGAAGACGCCAATTGCGGCAAGCGGCTTGGCGACTATGCCCGGCGTCTGACGGGCTTTGATCCGGCCGCCCATTGGCGCGGATTTCGCTGTGGTGCCGAGAAGACACTTGAAGAGGTCCACGCGCAGGGCGGTATGCTCGCCGTGCTCGATACCGCATTGACGCGTGCAGGTTGGAAGCGCGTCCAGGCGCCGGCACGTGGGGACATCATTCTGGCCGACATTCGGGGTCATGAGGCAAGCGGGCTATACCTCGGCGATGGCAAGGCAGCCTACAGCCTGGAAAGCGGAGTCCTGACCACGGGCGGCGGTACCGTGCTTGCATCCTGGCGGTGGACGATATGAAGCGCCTGCGCGTTCTGTTGCTGGCTTCCACGTTTTTCGTGACGGCGCCGATCGATGCGCACGCGATGCCGCCGGTGGTGGCATTCGTCGCGGGCGCTGGCGCTGCCCTGTTTGGCGGTGCGCCGCTGGTGCTTGGCGGTATTGCCGCGACAACGTCGGCGTATGCGGCCGGGGCTTTTGTCGTGCAGGCTGCGCTTGGTGTGCTCGGCTCCACTCTCGGTGCAGTGCTGCTGAACGCAGCCGTTGGGCTGGCATTGAATTCTTTCGTCAAGCAGCCCGGCCTGCCGGATATCCCGCGCCCGAAGCCGCAGGAGCTTCAGTCGAATTTCACACTGTCCGATCAGCCGCGGTTTGTCCTGTGGGGGCCGAACCGCGTTGGCGGTGGTATCAGCTTTGGCGAGGCGAAGGGCGGTAAACTCTATAAACAGCCGGCGCATGGCGACAGCGAAGCGACCAGCGAAATCGGCCTCTGGCTCAATGATATTCCGGTTTCTCTAGACAGTAACAATTACGTCGAGCAGGAAGAGTTTGTCTTCCACGGTACGAAGTACATTCGCATTTTCAGACGGCCGGGAACAGTCACGCAGGCTGCGCAGTCTGAGCTGACCAGCGTCTTTCCGGAATGGACGTCCGGCCATGTCGGGGCCGGTGTCGCTGATAGCCTGATGATTATCGGTGAGGTTAGCCTGGAGGCCCGGCAATACATCTACAAACACAGAGGTGTGTTCGGTTTAGGTGAACCGGATATCACGCGGGCGGCCTACTGGGGGCGCGCGCACGACCCGCGTGTGCCGTCGTCAGACCCAGAAGACCCGTCGACCTGGCCTGCATCCAACGGCAATCCCGCGCTGATTTGGGCGGCGCACCGAATGGACATCGAGCGCTTTGCGAATTCTGCTTCGGAAATCAATTGGGACAGTGTCGCAACCGCTGCGGATGTCTGCGACGTTGCTATTCTCGACCGTTACGGCGTGTCGGCGCCGCAGTATCGATGCGGCATCGCGATCAACAAGCGCGAAGAAAAGAACATCGACGCCGAAAACCGCATTCTTTCCAGTTTCGACGGCATGCGGTTTGAAGATAGTGAGGGGCGTATTGGCATCATCGCCGGGACCTATTACGAACCTGATGTCACGCTGACTGACGACGATCTAATAGAGGTTGCCAGCGCCGAGGCCGACGACGGCGAAAGCACCTTCACGCATTTCTATGCCGAGTACACCGAACCTGGCTACGGCTGGAAAGGCCAGACGTCGGCCGAATACGTACATCCGGACTGGCAGGAAGGTGACCGGGTCAAGTCGACGTCCGTATCGCTCTTCCCGGTGTATCTTCACAGGCAGGCCGTGCAGCTGGTAAAGGTTGCCGCGAACAGACAAAACGAAAAACGGCGCCTTGCCGTCATCGCAGGGCTGCGTGCCCGGCGTCTGAAAGAACGGCGCACGGTGCGCATTGTCTCGGCGATCGATCCTGGCATCAACGGTGTTTATGAAGTTGCCGGCTTCAAGCGCGAGCAAGGCCAGCTGTTTTCGTCCCTTGCCTTGATCAAGATCGGGTCGGACTGGTGGACGCTTGGCGCCGGCGAAGAGGGCGCGCGCCCGAACCTGAATGTTGCCGTCGAGAATGACAATTCGCTGACGAATATCAGTTCCGGCAACATGTCCATTCAGGCGGCCAGCATCGCAGTGAGTGGCGGGAATGCTGCCGCCCGTTTCGTTGCGGCCTTCCCGGCGCCGAGTCGCGCAGATCGTCTGGTGCAGATCCAGTACCGGAAAAAGACAACAAGCACCTGGGAAGAAATGTCAGTGCGTGCTCAAGACGGCGCAGCGGCTTCCGACGTTGTCTCCGATGGCGATACCTACGAATTCCGCTGGCGCGTTTGGTCAATAGGAGGCGACGTTTCCAGTTGGTCGAGCATCGTCGAGGTGGCGGCGGTTGCTGACCAAACCTCGCCAGGAACGTTGCAGGCCTTCGCCGTCAGTTCACCTTCTGCGGGGAAGGTCGATGTCGATTTTACATCACCCGACAGCAGCAACTATTTCGCAACCAGGATCTTCCGCGCCGGTTATGCGCCTGGATACAGCGGGCCTTATGACTTCGGCGACGCATCACAGGTGCGCGAAGAGCCTGGTTTCAAAGACACGGCCGACACGTGGCAAGACACAGGGCTTGCATCGGGGCATTACGCCTATTGGGCCGAACCGCTGAACGGTTCTGGCGGCGCGGGAACCCGGTCGGGTCCGCAAACCGTCGACGTCTCCTGACGTCACCAGATCTTTCCCAAAACTACCGACAAGCTAGGAGCGCCGTAAATGGTTGCCACTCCCAAGGAAACCTATAAGGGCAGTCCGGCCAGCGACACTTATCAGCCGCGGCCGAACGATATCATTGCGCTGTTGTCCTTTATCCAGGCAATGGCAGGTGCTGGCGGTATTGCGGTCAATTCTGCCGCTGCGCTCGATGCAATCGCACCAACGCAGGACGGTGCGGGAGCGATCATTTACGGATCTGGCGACCCGGCTGTCGACGGCATTTATTCTTGGGACCTGTCGTCGACGGACTGGATACGGATCGGGCCGCTTCCGATCACGTTCGCCGAACTGGAAAACGTCGCTGGCACGGCAAACGCAATCACGGCAGACGTCGTCGGGCATGCTTCGCCGGGCGAGCTGAAATGGATCGTCTGGACGCCGCTTTATACGAACACGGCTGGCGGCGGCGAGGTGTTAGACCTTGGCAATGGTGATGAACCAATCACCAGTGGCTCTGGCGGCGATCTCGCACCAGGCGACCTGGTCAGCGGCGTAACGACCATGGCGTTCAAGGATTCAGCCGGCAATTGGCGCCAGTTGGTTTCGTCCCGGTCTGGCGCAATCTTCGACCATAAGGGCGATTATGAAGCTGGAACCACTTATACAGAAGGGCAGGCGGTGACCGGCTCTGATGAAGCCTGGTATCAGCTGAAGATCGCATCTGCGACGGGGGACGATCCTGTTTCCGGTGGTTCCGGCGATTGGCTGAAGATTCTAGAACCGCCCGTCGCGACTGTCGCGGACGGGTCGCTCACAACTGCAAAATATGCTGACGAAAGTGTCACTTTTGCAAAGTTGGGTTCTGATGTCGGCGTCCATTTGACCGTTAACAGCGTGGCGGCCGTGAAGGCAATCGCTGTTGCCAGCGTTTCACCCGGTGACCTTGTTTATTGGCGTGGTTTCGACAATGCGACCGACAATTGTGGCGGCATGGGGATTGTCGTTGGCAGCGTTGCCTCCACGACACTTGACGGTGTGGTGATGAACCTGACCGACGGCAGCTACCACGTCCGCCGCGTGGATCTGGGCGAAGGACCCATTCACACTAGGTGGTGTGGGATCAAGCCGAATGTTTCGTCTTCTGCGACCTTCAACCCGGACAGCTTTGCTGCCAATAATTCGTCCCGATGGGAGACCTTGAACGATTTCTGTGAAACGCAGCTCTATGCTTGGATTTCCGGTTCGACGGCCGCTTACGTCGTCACCAATGGAATATATGTCGATCCTGGCATCCATGATTTTGCAGACGCGGCCTCGCACACGCTTTCTCCGGGCGTGACCGTGGACGGTGCTGGAATGCTGATTTCCATACTGCGAACGAACTACAGTTCAGCCAACGATTTCATCGTCTGTGACGGCAGCTTGAGCGCGTCCTACGGTGCCGGCAATGTCATCCAGAACATCGGCATACGGCACTTCTCGACTATCACCACAACAACCAAATACGGGCTTCGCTTTGACAGCATCGTGCGCGGTCTGCATCTGGAAAATGTCGCGATCTACGGCTTTGGCATCAATCTGCGCACCGTTGATTGCTGGGACATTGAGCTTACCAACGTTTGGCTGGAAAGTGCCTACTACATCAACTACTCGACGTACGGAAACATCAACTCATTCTCGGCTCGCGGGTGCCGCTTTGATGGCACGCGCTACGCATCGTCATATGCAAACGTGAGCATCAACGACAACAACCACGCAGCTCGGCTGGTGAAGTTTGATGATTGCGCCATCCAGCGGTCTGAGACTGTCGGTATCAAGTTTGAGGGCGTGTTCAACCTGGAAGTCAGCTCCTGCCAATTCGAAGGCAATAATCGGCAGGACACTTCCTCTCCGGACATCTGGGTAGAGGCGACCGGCACATACTCAACCGCGAGCAAGGTTTCCGTCGATATCAATAACAACTATTTCACGACAACCGGCAGGAATGGCGCGACCACGAGTAGGGCGATAAATATTCGAAACGATGTCGGTATTGGGTCAGTGCTACGTGTTCACGGAAACTGCGTTGCAGACAATACGTTCGGCACTTTCATCGATATTGATGGCAACTACGCCTACCAGTTGTTCTGGCAGAACCGAAACATAATCGGGTCTAACTCAAACAGT